TCTTCCGCACCTATAACCAGGCCGACCAGGTTGTCTGGAAACAGTACATCCACACCATAGAACCAGCACTTATACAGGGGTCAGAGAAAAATAAGATAGGCCTCAACAAGAATGACCTGTCAGTGACGTTCAACTACCTCGACGCTACCCTGAAACTCCCCGGTGTTGGTGAAATCCACGTTAAACATGACACGAATTTACCGCCGAGTAGAATCCGTCTTTTAGGAAGCGACCAAGCTGAATCCCATCGTGGTAACAAAGCGAACGGCATAATATTTGACGAGTACCAATCGCAGAATCCTGATAACTGGACGAATGTCTACCAGCCGATGTTCACGACGACTGACGGCTGGGCGCTATTCATGGGTACGCCGAATGGCTTCAACCACTTTTACGACCTTGTCCAAGAAGCTAAATCTCATCCCGAAGATTATTACTTTACCCAGGCTACTTGGCGGGATAACCCCTATGCCTCAGAGAAAGCGGTCGGCCAAGCCCGCAAAGACGCTACCAGAAAAGGCAATCTTAACGGATTCTTACAGGAGTATGAACTCGAGTTTAGAAAGGTGGACAGAGCAGTCTACACTGAGTTCGATAGGAACGTCCACGTCATACCGCCAAGTGATGTACCGACAGAAGGCGGCCAGATATGGGCTAGTATCGACTTCGGCTACGTTGAAGACCACCCCACCGCCGTCAACTTCGTCCGCATAATGGAAGACGGCACATGGTATGTCTACGATGAAATGCACGTTACCGAGACGCCCCTGGACAATATCATCGAACAGATTAAACAGCGCACCTCAGGCATTCATTTGCAGGGAATCGTCGGGGATTCCGCCCGTCCTGACCTGATTGACTACATGGGCAGTAAAGCCCTGCCAATTATTCCAGCCGCTAAACGCCCTGGCTCTGTCCAGACTGCCATCACCCTGATGAAACAGATGCTTCACCCTCGGTTACAGCTATTGGGAGAGCCCAAGCCGATGCTGTATGTCACCTCGAACTGCCGAAATACGATTCTAAACTTTGAGTTGCGCCGCTACAAAGAGCCGATTAAAGAGAGGGCCATAAATGAAGTGCCGGTCAAAGAGAATGATGACCACACCGACGAATTGGGCTACCTCCTGACCCACCTCAAGTACGGCATTAAAAAAGATACTGGTGATTGGGGTAACAAAAATATTAAGTTCGACAGTTTCGGGATGCCTGTTTCAACGTGATATACTCAGGATATATAATAGAGAACCAAAATGGCTAAAAAACCACAGATACCAAAAGCAAATGAAGCAGGAACTGACACGCCCGGATATTCCGAACCGACGAAACCCCAAGCTGAATACGACTATAACCGGCGGGTTTACTCTGATTTTAAGCATGACCTTGACGCCCACGATAATTATATAACTGACTTTGACGCTTACGAAGCTATGCTGATGAGCCGGACGTATGACTCCGTATCGAGGCAGACTAAAAACGGGTTAACCGATAGTGCCACTAGAACGCTATACTTAGAGCGGGCGGCGAGAGTCGTGAGTCAGCTTCCTACCGGAAATCTCACCGCTGCCGGTAAGAAGGATGAGGGCAAAGCCGCCCTTATGAATATAATCCTCCAGAAGTGGATTTACCCGAACGCCAATTCCCAATCACCGCTCTTGCAGAAACTCCGCCAATGGCAATTCTATTCCTCAGTCTATAACTACATGCTGATGCACTATGACTGGACAGTACGGGAAGACGGCTATATCGGACCTGACTGCTGGCTATGGTCGCCCCGTAACTTCGTACCGCCAATCGGATATGCCAATATCGACGATATGCCCTACGCCAATGCGATTGCTTATTGCGACGCCCAAGATATAGAGGCATGGCTGGAAGAAGACGACTCTGCCGGTTGGGACAAAGAGGCTCTCAATGACTTACTGACTCGACTTAAGAAAGACCCGATGGGGCAGAAGACGGATAACACTTCTCCTGACAGTAAACGGGACAGTTACATAACAAGACAGCGCCAAAGTTCACAACCAAACGGTAAGTTCATGGCAGTTACCAGATACGAGGCTGGTGAAGATGGCCATTGGGTGACCTTCGCCCCTGAACTCCAAAAAGGAATAGACGGTGTTCTTAGGGATATTCCGAATCCCCATGAGAACGGTAAGATTCCCTTCGTTAAAAAGAGTTGTATCCCGACCTACGATAACTTCTACGACCTAGGAGATTTTCAGGCGGCCAAGCCTATTCAGCTCGCTATGGACGGCCTGACGAACTTCTACTTCATGGGCATTAAGCGAAATATCCTGCCTCCGCTCGTGGTTAACCCGAACGGTGTCGTCAAGCACACGGTTTCCCAAGAGGCTAACTCAATAATCTTAGAGAACGTGCCGAATAGCGTAAAGGAATTGACAACCAGCACCAACGGCATGAATACTTATCAAAGTACGATGACCCAGTTCAAAGGAAGCCTGCTTAATCAGGCAGGGACGACCGATACGACAGCAACTCAGGGCAGTTCACTTGACCCAGGCTTCGGTAAGACACCGCAGGCTATCCAGAGTTTACAGCAGCGACAGGGCGCTCGTGACAATCAGGACCTATTCTATCTAGAATCCGCTATTGAAACGCTCGTCAATCGCATGATTGGCCTTATCCCAGTAATGGCGACCGAGACAATTCCGATAGACTTGTTTTCTGATGACGTGAAAGACATCGTGGACGCTGGTTATCCTGATGTCAAAGATATGCTTCAGGTGAGTTCTTCCGGCCAGTCAGCCCGGCTAAATATCAAACCGTCCGCTCTCAAAGGTGCGACGTACCGCTTCACACTCGACGACAGCTCGACGATTAAACAATCTAAGGCAGACCAGCTTACTGCTCTCCAGCAGTTCGGCTCAATCATGTCCTCTAACCAGAATATCCTGACGCAGTTGCAAGACCAGGGGATGACGTACGATGTTGGCCAGTACGCCCAGCTCGTAGGGTATCTAGCGGATATTCCCCAGATGCAACAGCTTGTGCGCCCGATGACAGACCAAGAGAAGCAAGCCTTACAGCAATCTCAACAGCAGGAAAATCAGCCGAAAGACCCCTCAGAACAGCTCAGGGAACAGTTAGATTACAAAGATGTAGCCGCAACTTCACCGGTTGATGCCGCCGCTATGCTTAAAGTCGCAGGATTACCGGGCGATGTGGATACGATTACCCAAAGTGTCCAGCAACAATCGGCAAACGAAGCGGCGAAAAATGGTAGCGCTCAAGTAACTTCAGGCCAACCACAATCCCAGTCCCAGCAAGCCCCAGCCCAGCCAGTCACCGTAGGAAACCAGCAGTTTAATGACCCCGAGATAGCCCAAGCCGCCCAACAATTAGCAGGACAAGCGGGGGGACAGCAATAATGGCAAAACCAGCAAACTCACCAATGGGGAATGATGCCGATATCTTCACTATTGGTCCCACAGTTATTGATGATAAGCAGGAAAAAATGATAGCTGCTGGGATGCGGTCTGAGTTTGGGAAATGGCTGATGGCTTACTTCCAGGAACGAATTGAGTACTGGCAACACCAATTACCTGATGGAACGGGTGTAAATTTAGCGGAAAGAGACAAAGTCCTCCAGCATTATATTGATGCGGATAATGTTATTCGAGAAATTAACACGTGGGTCTCTAATATCCAGAGCAAACAAAATGAGTTCTGATGCTCCTAAACCTAATTCAACAGAGGAATATCAATCCTGGGACGTTGCGCCGCCTGAGCATATTGAACACGGTGACACTAGAGCGTTAATCGGCAACACGACAGGCCACAACCATATCTGGGAAGCACGGGGTGATTTTCTACACTGTACCGCTGGCAACCATGGCATACCATACGACCATATAAACAAAGTATTCACGGGTAAAACTGACATTCGAGGTTTGCCAGTATTTGAGAAACGCACGATTCAGAAGCATACCAAACGAAACGGCAAGGTCAAACTCACCTACCACGAAGTTGACAACTGAACAACCATGAGGGTATTATCTAATTAAGTGTCTGTCCCACGTTAGCGGATAGCATTGTGAAGCCCCACAGAGCGGGTTAAAGGAGATAAAAAATGGACGAAGACAAAACAACAGCTCCTGTTGAAGAAGCAGAAGCACCAGCCGAGCAACCGTCCCCGGCGACAGAACCGCAAAGCCAACCTGAAG